CATATGCGTTCAGTAGGGTTTACGGACCCGCTCAAGATAAGGCCTAAAGGAGAGGAAGACCCAGAGACTATTAAGACTCCTTATGTATTGGTAGATGGCGAGCATAGATTAAGGGCTTTTATGGAGGTCTTTTCGGAAGAAGATGAGATACTTTGTGCAATAATGAAAGGTCCATCAGGCAATCCTTTGTCAAGAACAGAAGCTGTCATAAGCACAATAGCTTATAATTTTCAGCATGGAGATGAAAATCCCATCAAGATGGCCTCGGCTCTTAAGATAGCTTTAGATGATGGAATCTTAATGGAAGATATTGAAGATTTAACTGGGATGAAGAGAAATAGGATAGAAAATTTTATGGATTTTAGCAATCTTCCGGTAGGCGGAGGAGGAGCTATAGATGGGCCAGGCTTTGAAGGTTCGGGTGGAGGCGATGGGATTGAAAGAAAAGAAGCTATAATAATAAGTTTTTCTGTTTACCCAGAAGATAGGGTAAAGATAGAGGCAATCTTGAAAAAGGCAGAAAAGTTTCTTGAGCCTGAGACAGATATTGATGAGGCAAGAGGGAAGCAATTATTGATAGCCTTAGAGGGCTCAGAAGCATCATTGGATGAGCGGTTGAAGTCCCAAGAAGGTTAAAATACGTTTATTGAGATAATTTCTGTAAGGTTAAGCAGGAGCTAGGGTTAGATAAAATTGACAGCGTGGAAAGCGTGGAATAATGGACGAGTTGCCAAAAAGACATTTTAAGGTAATGGATGTAGTGATAGTTAGGAACGGGCTATCAAGGGTGTCTTTCTATATAGATAAGATAGATAATACTTTTGGAATAGAGGATTCGGTTGGGATTTTGCTTGAGGGAGAAACTCTTGACATTCTTGTGACGGCTAAAGACTATGCTGGTTCGGGAAGATATTTCATTAAAGGGCTGGTGATGGATGATTTAAAAAAGGAATGGAAAGAAGCGAAACGGGTGGCGACTAAAGTCAAAGCCTTTATTGAAGACGTATCATCAACAGGTAAAGAAGTTTGGATGTCCGATACTTTACGGTATCTTGGTTTTGATGAGTTAGATGTTTATTCTTTGAGAATGTCCTTGGAGGAAGAATACGGAGAATTCATAACGAGTAAGATGACCGTTGATAGTAAGGTCTCTGAGGTCGTTGAGGTTGTAAAGAAAATATTTCGTCCACAATGAGGATATAATGATAGATATTAATGTTTTTGACGGTATATATGTTAGTTCTGTTATCTCCCCTGTAATACCTATTAACGTAGGAATTGAGGGGAATATTAAGGTTGTCGAGTCAGTTAACATAAGTCCTTTGATAAAAAGGACTACAGTTGATTGGTTGAAGATAAATGAGTTGATATATATCCAGTTGGTAAAACAGCCGATAATAGTTGATTCCCAGATAAGACCAGAAATTATAATAGAGCAGGAGTTTGACCTGACGAAGAAAGAATTATTGTATCAGGTTGAACTTATTGGAAATCCATCTGAGGATAGAAAGAAAAAGGTAGTAAGATATTTCTTTGCCTTAAAGGCTTCTGTTAGGGAAATAGCGGATAATTTAAAAGTTTCTCCTTCGGTTGTTTACAAGGACATCAATAATTATAAAAGAGATGTCCTAAAAGAAATCAAGAGAGACTTAAGAACGAATAAGAAAATATTAGGCCATATGGCCGGAATGATGTATCAGATTGAGCATCAGGTAAGGACTATTTGGGATAAATATAATCTGTTAGACGCAGATGCTTACGCATTAAGGGCCATAATAAGAGACTCAACCACTCCTGAACAGAGAAGAGAAAACCAAACTGCCATTATAAATGCAGCTAAAACTGTATTGTTGATTCACGATAGGCAACAAGGATATTTAGATTTGCTTGGAAAGAAAACTATGAATATGTTGGCTGTTTGGGATAAATTTGGCTTATGTGGGGACGAAGCCATTAAGCTTATATTATCTGATGGGGTCGATATTGATGCGAAAATACATCAGGTCAGAGGAATAATCGTGAATTTAATTTCTATAGTAAAGGTAGAGGTTAAGGACTCAGAGCAAAGAAAGAAAGTGTTTACCAGAATAGCAAGGGAGACTAACTTCAATGATGTCGAAGAAGCTGAAATCATCAAATCCTGAGTTCGCTACGGCCAAAGACGAGAAGGTTTATGACAATATTCTCGGTAATGAGTGGAGTAGTATGTTCTTGACTCAGGGAGCGGGATATAATTCTAGTGTTTGGCGTTGGATTCCTGTAGAGCCAGAAGAGTGGATGCTCGGGGAAAGATATCTTAATCTTGGTGGGGTTGTTCGTAAGTCTGTCTTTGATGATATTGTAGAATTTTTTAAGTCCCCTGACGGAAACCCTTGGCATAGAAATTATGATATGGCTGCTTTGTGCGAGGGAATAGGTTCAGGTAAATCATTTAAGACTTCAATAATGGTAACTTATTTTCTGCATTTACTTCTTTGTCTGCGGGAGCCTCAAAGATATTTTAAATCAAGTAAGTCGTCTAAAATAGCTATTATGAATATGTCTATATCGGAAAAGAATGCTAAAAAGGTTATCTTTTCTGAAATAGCATCTAAGATTTATGATTGTGATTGGTTTAAAGAGCGTCCTTGGACTATGCCTGATGCACGGATGCCAGACCCTAACTGCTTATCTGAGTTAAGGTTCAAGAATAATATCTTTATAATTCCCGGAAGTTCGAGTTGGAGGACGGCGGTTGGATATAACATTATTGTAGGAATAATTGATGAGGCTGGAGCATATCGGGCTACGGATAGGTCGGACCAAGCAGAAGATATCTTTAATGCTCTCGAGAGAAGGTTAGGGTCAAGGTTTGAAAGCAAAGGGGCCATCATTATCGCAGGCTCTCCGTTATATGAGAGTGACTTTCTTGAAAGGAAATTGCATGAAGCCGATATCCCTGATTCTAGGGTATTCGCTAAAAGAAGAACTCTCTGGGACGCAAAATATTCAGATTGGGATGGAGAGTTTTTCTATGTAGATAGAATTAATAGGGTGCTTCTTGAATCAAAGCCAGAAAATTTGAAGGATATTGACGCTATTCCAAAAATACCTTTTTTGTTTAAGGCTTTTGTTTCTAGCGTAACGAAAGCTTATAGAGACTTTGGGGCTAGACCTTCTCCTACTCTTAATCCATTCTTCGAAGCACCCAAGGTCGTGATTGAAAGATATAATAAAGATAGGACTAATGACCCTATATCTAAAAATGGGAGTATAGAAAATTGGCTTACCCCTCAAGACCAAAATGCTTTTCACGCTATACATATTGACCTTGCACTTACGGGTGATGCTTGCGGGTTTGCTTTAGGCCATAACGCAGGGACTACTGAAGAGGGTGGGATTAAAATTTATATTGATTTAATGCTTCGCTTGAAAGGCTCTAAAGAATCTCCGATAAGAATAGGTAAGGTCAGAGAATATATTTATGCCTTAACTGCATTAGGGTTTCCGATAGGCGTAGTTACTTATGATGGTTTCCAAAGTTCAGACTCTATGCAGATTCTTGCGGGGAAAGGCTATCGAACAGAGTATTTATCGGTAGATAGAACTATGACTCCATATTCTAATTTAAAAGAATCTATAAATGAAAAGAGGTTGGATTATTATTATATCCCTAGTGGGATTGAAGATGAGCCGAGCGCCTCAGAAGTATTTGTGAAAGAATGTATGCAGCTCGAAGAAGTGAAAGGTAGAAAGATAGACCATCCGCCTAATGGCTCGAAAGATGTAGCTGATGGTGTAGCGGGGGTAGTACAAAATATACTTGAAAATTCAAATTATTTCGGAACAGTAACCGTAGGGAGGGCATGATGAGTAGAAGAAGAGGAAAGGATAATATCGTTGGAGATAAAGATGGGGTCCAAGTTATAATGACGGATAAAGGGGACCTTGTTAATGTTGATATTTTAAAAAAATATGAAGTAAAAGCAAATACTTCTCAGCAGATTGAAAGAGAAGATTGGAAGCCGAAGATTATTGAACCGCCATATCGACTTCCTCAGTTGATGCAGTGGATTGATTTAGATACTATTCATTCATCTTGCATTAGAGTTAAAATGCAAGATGCTATCGGGATAGGTTATTATCTTGAATCAGATGACGCAGAGACTATGGCGTTAAAGGATAAGGATAAGAATTATCAATCCTTAATGAGTTTTTTCTCTCTTGTTAATCCAAACGAAGATATTTCTGCTATGCTTGAGAAAGTTTTTATGGATTACGAGGGATGTGGTAATGGATATATAGAAGTTTCTAGGGACATACATGATAAAATAAATGCTCTCTATCACGTCAATGCTACTACTATGCGTTGGTGTGGGGATAAGGACAAATTAGTTCAAAGGGTTGGAATGAATTATGTTTATTTTAAGCCTTTTGGAGAGGAGAAGATTTTAAATAGGAAAACAGGAAATTATGTGCAAAGCGTAAGGCAGGTGGAAGATGCAGCTAATGAGGTAATCGTAATAAATCAATATTCTTGGAAGTCAATCTATTATGGAATTCCAGAGTGGTTACCTGCTGTCTATGCTATGTTTGGGGAGATGAAAGAGCGAGAGTATAATCTTGATTTCTTTCTTAACTTTGGTATTCCTGCTTATGCTGTAATTCTTGAGGGCGTTACTCTTAATCCAGACGTAGATGAGGAGATAAAGAAATTCTTTGAAACTACTTTAAAGGAATCTAATTATAAGACTCTTACATTGTCTTGTCCAAAAGGCGGAAAGATACATTTTGAGCCTTTGAATATAGATACCAAGGAAGCTAGTTTTAGGATGTATCACGCAGATAACACTAATACAGTTTTAGCTGCTCATCGGGTCCCACCTTATAGAGTAGGGATAGTCGTTGAGGGAAAGCTCGGTGGCTCTGTATCTAAAGATACAGATAGAATATATCTTGATTCGGTTATTAATCCGAGACAAAAGAAATTCGCTTGGGTGATAAACGAATTGATAATAAATAGGGGAATGGATATTCAGGGTTGGACATTTCGGTTTGAGGATATAAATATCGTAGACGAAAAGGTTAATAGTGAAATTTATGATAGATATATTAAAAATGGAATTATGTCTCCTAATGAAATCAGAAATGGATTAGGTTTACCTCTCTATGAAGGAGGAGATGCGGTCTATGTCGCATCGAGTCTTATTCCTATAGGAATTGTAGGAGAAACGGCTGAACAAGCTTCAGCTAGAAAAAAGAATGAAGAAGAAGTTAAGGACGAGGAAGAGGATGCAGCTAAAGAGGAAGTGGGCGAAGAGAACGGAAAAGAAGAAGAAGAAGAGGCAGAAGAATAATTATAGAGTTAATTTTAAGTTAGGGGTATCGAAAAGAATTAGCTATTAATGTAAATATGAGATTAGAGGATTAAGATTATGAAAGGTGTTATTTTAGCTGGAGGGGATGGAACAAGATTATATCCTTTAACTTACGCAGTTAATAAACATTTATTAAGAATTGGTAAAGCTCCGATGATTGAATATCCTTTGCGGAAAATGATTGAGGCGGGGATAAAGGATATTCACGTTGTTACTGGAGGGGAAAACTATCAGGGAGTAGTTAAGTATCTTGGAAGTGGTAGTCGTTGGAATGTAAGAATTACTTATTCTATTCAAGATAAAGCTGGCGGAATAGCAGAAGCATTGGGCTTAGCAAAAGCTTTTGTAGGTCAGGATAAGATGTTAGTCCTCCTTGGAGATAATGTTTTTGATATGAATCTCACCTCTTCGGTTAATTATTTTGACGACGAGTCAGCCGGAGGGGAAGCTTTACTGTTTAGTCATTATTCTTTTGCTCCAAATAGATTCGGAGTATTAAAATTTAAAGGAGATAGAGTTATTGATGTAATCGAAAAGCCTGAAAAGTTCATGGGCAACTTAGTCTTAGCGGGAATTTATATGTTCACTCCTGATGTGTTTGATGTTATTAAATGTTTGATACCAAGCAAAAGAGGAGAGCTAGAAATTTCAGACGTTAATCGTCATTATATAATGATTGAAAATTTTAGAGTTGTTCCTTTAAAGGGAAGTTGGACTGATTGTGGAACATTTGAGACATTAATGGATGCAGAGCAACAAGTTAGGCTTGAAAATGAGCAATGTTAAAAATTATGTAAATAAATCTAGGTCAAAAGCTAAAGCCTATTTAGCTAAAGCAAAGGCCCAGACTACTCAAAGGAATTGGCGTGATTCCGTAGGTTATATAAAATTAGTCAATGCCCAAGCTGCAGAGGTTTACAAGGAATTTCAAAGACAGAAGAATGGAGCGTTAAAGGTTTATAATCAAATAGCTCCTGCATTAGAAAAATGGTCTAAGAAAGAATATCCAGACATCTGGGAGAAAAGGCTTATCAATATAATAGTCATTCCTCCGGCAGAGGAATCTGAAATATTAGAAAAGATATCAGATAAAGACAGACGTTTAATAAATAAATTTATTAAGAGTTGGGATGCGAATGTTAAGCCAAAGAAGATAACTAGAATATTACAGGCTTGGGCCGTGAAGGCGGGTGTCGCTGGAGGTTCTCACGCCTTAAAAGTTCTAGGGGTAAATCTTAGTTTTAATTTAAGAGATAAAAATCTTTTGAAAGCTTTAATGTCTAGAGGAACTAAAATAACGGGAGGGATAACTAAAAAGACTTTAAAAGATTTTCAGAATATTTTAGTTAAGAGTTATGTTGAGAAAGGTATAAGTCCGTATGAAGTTAGAAAACAAATTAAATATTTATTCGAAGAAACGTATAAGCATAGAGCTATGGCAATAGCTAGAACGGAAACAGGAGTCGCTTCTTCTACTGTTCAGCATGCTACTTATAAAAATAATAAAGTTAAAAAGAAAAGATGGTTTGCTTTAGCTGATGATAGAACGAGAGAGAGTCATGCTTTTACCGACGGACAAGAACAGCTTATTGATGACCCGTTTGACGTTATGGGAGTATTAATGATGCATCCGCACGACAGCGCAGCTCCCGCAGATGAAGTTATAAATTGTAGATGTGATGAAGATGCTATCGTGGAGACTAAGATTGTAGACGCATCCGCTTGGACTGGCGGATAATGATTAGCGTCGGCGGTATGATTAAAAATATATTAAAAGAATACATTAAAGATAAGAATAAATTAAACGTATGTCTTAACAAAATTCTTGCTATTCTTAGAAATATTTCTTGGTATTAAATAGTTTCCTTGACAAATATATTGTGATGTGATATATTGTTAATTATCTGGAGGAATATTATGCCCGAACAAAATACGAAGAATATTCGTGTTCCCGTAAAAGGTGAAGAAAGTAAACATACTAACCATAAAATAAGAACTATTGTTGTATCTCAAAGTAAAGGGACTAAAGCCCTTTATTGTATTAGTTGCAAAAAAATTATAACCTATCTCTTCGTCAAAGCAAAAGACTGGACTATGGCTACGGCAGAAGAGTGGGCTGTTGAACATTCCAAAACAATCAAATCTCTTGAAGAAGTTCACGTAGACCAAATGGATGAATTTATGAAACTTTTGGTCACTAAGCAAGATAATTCGACCGAAGAATATTTACCTAATTCTCCTTCTTTTATTATGAATAAAGATAACGAAGAGGAGACTATGGGGTATTCTGAAGAAGATTTAAAAGCTAGAGGTGAAGGTCAAGGCCAAGGAGGCCAAAGGCAAGGAGATGGTGGAGCTTCTAAGTGTGTTTGTTCTAAGTGTGGAGCGGAGATAGTTCACAAAAAAGGTGTTTCCTGTTCTAAGCAGAAATGCCCTAAATGCGGTAACGTAATGGTGGGTAAGGCTTTGGAAGAAGATGAATCTGTAGAATCAATAGATGTGGTGAAAGTAGACAAGACTAAGCAGATAGTTTACGGAGTCTTTCTCGTTCCAGAAAAGGCTGACCACGATGGGGATGTGATTTCATCCGATGATATTGAGAAGGTTGCTCATGGGTTTCTCGTTGACTATCGAACAGTAGATGAAATGCATAAAAATATAATAGCAGCCGAAATTGTTGAATCTTCTATTGCGTGGAAGGATGATTTAGACTATCAGGGAAAGAAATTATCGAAGGGAACTTGGTTCGGGGCTATCAAGATTAACGACAGAGATGTGTGGGAAAAAGTTGTTTCAGGAGACTATAAAGCCTTTTCTGTTAGAATAGCTGGCATTAGAGAGCCTATAAAAGAGGAGTCATAAAATGACTAACCCTAAAGCTAAAAATAGATTACACGCATCAAGAGTGGATAGGATAGCTATTGTTGACCGTCCTGCCGTTCCTGATGCTCAAATACTTGTGTATAAAAGGCACAATGAAGATATTTCTGATGGATTAACTTCTATCATTGAAAAAGGAATATGGTCTACAGGCTTTAATGCGAGTTTTGTAATAAAAGGCACGCAAGCAGCAGTAGATGCTTTGGCTAATGAAGTTTATGATGCTATTTATGATGATGGAGACGCTAATCAGGGCGTAGCGATTAAAGAAGCTTTCGATGACTTTAGGGATGTTGTCGTAAACTTTCTTATGAAACTAGCGAAAAAGGTAAAAGCAGAAGAAGATGCCTCAAATAAGCTCACCAAAGAGGATATTATTAAGCCTTTTGCTAGAGGATTAACGCTTACCGCTATGGATAGTGTCTTTCAATATTTTAGATATAGCATTTCATCATTAGTTTTGGCTCATAAGATGATGGCTGAGCCAGAAGCGACCATAAATGACGTAATAAGTCAATTTGAAAAATTTATAACTGAATCTGCTATGGAAATCGTAGCGAATAAAAAAGAAGGCGATGAACCTGCCTTCGAAAAAGCTGGAAGAACTATATCTATGGCCCGGCTCGGAAAGATAAAAGAAGCCATTTCAGTATTGAACGATATGGTGGAGGAAACACACATCCGCTATAGCGAAAAGTCAAAGAAAAAGGAGGAGGAAAACACGATGGAATTGAAAGAACTTATAAAACAGTTTGAATCTCTTTCGGGTAAAATCGACTCCATTGTATCAGCTCTTAAGGGAAAAGGAATGTTGTTGAACGAAGAAGAGCTTGGTATATATACGGAGAAGAGCAAATCTGAAGAGAAGCTTAGAATTGAGACCGAAGGGGTTGAAACTAAAAAGCTTGACCTTATCGCAAGAGCGAAAGTTCTTGGGTTAGAAGAAAATGCTTCTGAATCTGATATTATCGGGGCCGAGAAGAAGGCTGAGATTGATGTTAAGAAAACAGAAGAGGATGTTATTGAGGCTGATAAGAAAAAAGCCGATATAGCTGAAGCTCGAATAGTGAAAATCGAAGCGGGGCTAGAAAACTTTGATAAGATTACTGCTGTAATCTCAAAGAAGTTTGGGCTAAAGACATCTAAGGACGAAGAAGTTGAGTCCGAGAAGGATAAGAGTGACGTATTCGGAGAAGCTATAACAGGTAAGGCATAAACCCTTAATGAGTAATTTTAAATGAAATTAGACGGGTAATTCCGTTCTTCTGTTTACGTAAAATGCTTATTAAGTTTAAGATAATTACAGAAGGAGGAAGATAAAAATGAGAATGACGATTGACCAAATTATTAACAAAGCTTTTACTGATACTGATTTGGCGAATGGTGGATTACTTTTGCCGGACCAAGCTGCAAAGTTTGTGCAAGGAGCCATAGACCGAACAGTCATTATTAAGGAATGTCGTAGAGTTCCGATGAAAGCTAATAAAAGGCAGATAGATAAAATGACTTATGGTTCTGCTGTATTACAAAAGCCAAATGCTGTAGGAACTGTGCCGACGACTACGACTAAGCCGACGACTACAAAAGTAACGCTTGACGCACAGGAGACTATTGTAGCGCTTGATTTAGGCTATGATGCCCTTGAGGATTCTATTGAGGGTAAAGGGATATTTGATACGATTTTGCAGTTGACTTCTAAGCAAATGGCGTATGATATCGATAACCTTTGTCTTAACGGCCTAGCAGATGGTGGAGCGACTTATTTAGATATTTTGGATGGTGTTTTTGAGCAGATATCTACATATACGTATGACGCTCTTGCAGCAACGCTTTCGGATACAATTCTTTTTAACACCTTAAAATTGATGCCCGGTAAGTATATTGATGAGGACGAGGCTAATATGAGATTTTACGTTAGTCATCTAGCAAGATTAGATTATGTAAAGGCTTTGGCCGATAAGAATGTGAACGATGCTTTCACTCGCTATCTTATTGAAGCAAAAGAACCTGCATATAATGGTATTCCTGTTAGAAAAGTTCCAGCGATTACGACTGAGAGCATTACTGAAGGGACAGGAACTTGTAATGGTTCTAAAGCACTTTTAATCAATCCAAAAAATATCGTAATGGGCGTTCATCGTGACATTATGTATGAGATGGAAAGAGTGCCAAGAAAGAGAATAGTTGAGGTTACTATAACAATGCGTCTCGACTTCAAGTTGGAAGAAGAGGGAGCAGCAGTTAAGGTAACTAACGTTAAGCATAGCGCTTAAGTTTAGGTAGATTATAATTAAAGAGGGTAGGGATTGCCCTACCCTCTTTTTTTTTAAAGGTAAAATAAAGAGGTTAATAAGTGCCAAAAATAAGACTTAAACAAAAATACGGGCATTATGGCTGTGGCGACCAATCATTTCATGCCGGAAAAGTTTATGAAGTTAGCAGTAAAATTGCGTATTATTTAGTAAACTCTCAAAAAGTCGCAGTTGAAGTTTCTGCCCTTGAAGAAAAAATCATCAAGGAGAAGAAGGTCTTAGAGCCTTCTCAATTTAATTCCCCTCTTTCCCCTCTTGGCTTAAATACTTTAAAAATAGCTTTAATACGTCTCGGTGGTATAGGAGACACTTTAGTCCTTGCAGGAC